GATACATACTGAAATTCTTTCTATTTGCCTTAATTATGAGCATTACAATAAGGTTCGTAGATTTATTGACAAGGGGATGTTTAACAGGGATTACGGCATAGTATATACCCTAATTGAGAAGATACACGACAAGTACCCCGAAAAAATACTGACATTGCGGGAACTAAAAGTTATGTATTCAGATTTATATCCCGCAGTGCCGAAGGCGACAAAACAGAACATAGTGGATACCATAGATGAACTCGATGAAAATAGTTCCATATCGGAACTGAATTTTGATGCCATAAAAAATTTCTGGGCGAGACAACAGGCAAAAGAGATAGGCGAAAAGGCTGTTGACATTTATACAGGGGCTGACAAAGATGTAAGTGGATTAAGACGTTTAGTTGAAATGCTAGATGAACAGAATATGGTGGGTAGCGAAACTTTTCACGAGGTGGAAGAGGATATAGAAGAATTATTTAATCTGGATAATATGGAGGGGGAATTTAGACATAGACTACTGACAATCGGTGACAATGTTCCCTCATTGGACAGGGGGCATTTCATCATTGTGTTTGCTAGACCCGAAATAGGAAAAACGACATTTGCGAGTTTTAATGCATCGGGATATATCAGACAAGGAAAAAAGGTGACATACTGGGCTAATGAAGAACCTGCTGTTAGGATTAAACTTCGCATAATACAATCCTACTTCAATCAAACGAAAGAAGAGATAGCCGACAATCTGGAAAACTACAAGGAAGAGTACTTGACAAATGTAAAACCCTACTTGACGGTTTTTGATAGTGTAGGTACGCACATAGATGAGATAAATGAATACGCTAGAATTTACAGACCAGATGTTATGTTCATAGACCAACTTGACAAGGTTCATATTTCTGGTACATACAATAGAACGGATGAAAAATTAAAGGAAGTTTATGTTAGGGCAAGGGAAATTTCCAAAAGGCACGAATGCTTGTTATGGGCTGTGTCCCAAGCAAGCTATGAGGCGGAGGGAAAATCCATAATTGATTACTCTATGCTAGATAATTCTCGAACAGGAAAAGCGGGTGAAGCCGATTTAATTATTGGCATCGGAAGAGGGGCTGACAATAATGATTTGTCTGACCCTAATAGATGCATCACGATAAGCAAGAATAAATTAAATGGTTGGCACGGGTCACGCCACGCAACAATAAGCATTAGGAGAGGAGTTTTTGAAAGTGATAACAACGCTTGATGTAGAAACTTCTTTTGATGTTGATGAAAAAGGAAATAAGATATCCAGTCCTTTTAACGGAAATATGTTGGTGTCAGTTGGTTATAAGATGGATGACAACTTTGTTAAGTATTTGTGTTTTTATCATCGTGATGAACCACCAACGCCTAACGCAAAAAAAGAATTACAGGATGTTCTGGATAGAACTGACGTTCTCATAGGACATAACATAAAATTTGATTACAGTTGGTTGGTGCAATGTGGATTTACTTACGACAAAAAATTGCACGACACGATGGTTATGGAATATCTTATGGCGCGGGGCATCAAGTGGGGATTTTCATTGGAGGATTGTTGTAAAAGAAAAGGCGTGGCACTTAAAAAAAGTGAATTAATTCAACCATTTATGAAGAATAATACATCCTATGAAAGAATACCTTGGACTATTGTAGAAGAGTATGGTAAACAGGATGTTGAAAGTACTTATCAATTGGCTATGGCGCAGTTGAGTAAATTAAAAATGAATTGGGAGGATTTATATGAATAAAAAATACATATTTGATGTACCTTGTTTTTATGTTTATGAAGTTAAAGCAGAAACAGAAGAACAAGCTAGAAAAATTTTAGTTGAGGATGGTGGTTTGCAATTAGAAGGAAATTTATCTTTAGAGAGTAACGATTATTTAGATGCAAAATTAAATACAGTTGAAGAAATAAAGGAAACCAATGCCTAACGGAATAGTGCCTACTATAAAAATGTCTATGGAACTGACAAAAGTTTTAGCTGACATTGAAATGAACGGCTTACACATTAATACAGATACACTAACAAGTATAAAAACTAAATTTGAAAAAGAACTTGTTGACTTGGAAAAATATCTGAATGACAAAGTAAAGAACTTTATGGGTGACACTCCTGTTAACTTGGATTCACCAGAGGACAGGTCTGTACTTTTTTATTCGATGAAACTGACCGACAAAAAAAGATGGGCGACAGTATTTAATATTGGGTATGAGTTAAGGGGAAACACGCGCAAGCCTAAACGAAGAACTAATTTTGAAACTGTGCAAGATTTTTATATGGAAATAAATTCTATGGCTAGACCCGTGTTTAAAACGCACGGAACTATTTGTCATAACTGTCAAGGTACAGGAAAGTATACTTACATAAAAAAAGATGGAACACCTAGTAATATAAAAAGAAAATGCAAAACTTGTGCCACAAAAGGGTTACTGTTTACAAACACTAATGAGAGAGCGGGACTAAAGCTTAAACCTAGAAATGTCATTGATTGTTCCGCAATGGGATTTAAAACCGACAAAAACATATTGGAGAGTTATTTATCTACTGCTGACGATGCCATTCACGAATTTCTAAAAAAGTATGTACGCTATTCTGCCATACGAACGTATTTGCGTACTTTTGTTGAAGGAATGCAAAGTTCCATATTGGATGACAAAAAAATTCATCCTCAATTCATGCAATGCGTGACAAGTACTGGCAGGCTATCCTCCCGTAGCCCGAACTTCCAAAACATGCCTAGGGGCAATACATTTCCCGTTCGGGAATGCATCGTTTCTAGGTGGAAGGGCGGAAAGATACTTGAAGGGGATTACGCCCAGTTGGAGTTCAGAGTGGCGGGATTTTTGGCTGATGATGAGCAAATTTACAAGGATGCGATAGGTAATGTTGATGTTCACGCGTATACGGCTAAGATACTGGGCGTGTCACGGCAAAAAGCGAAATCTGACACCTTTAAACCGCTTTATGGGGGTATTTTAGGTACACCCAAGCAAATGCATTATTACAGGGCGTTTAAGAATAAATACATAGGCGTGACGGCGTGGCACAGGAAACTGCAGAATGACGCTTTTATGACGAATAAAGTGGTATTGCCTTCTGGAAGACAGTATTTTTTTCCTAACGTGGAGAGATTGCGAAGTGGAAGTGTGACAAATTCCACCGCTATAAAAAATTATCCTGTACAAGGGTTTGCTACGGCTGACTTACTGCCCATAGCACTAATTAAATTAAAAAATTTGTTGACAGAACGAAATTTAAAGACTATTATATGCAACACAGTACATGATAGCATTGTTTTGGATGTGTATCCAGAAGAAGAAGAAAAAGCTATCAAAACTTTAAAGGAGGCCATGATGTGTTTATCCAGTGAGTGTGAAAGACGCTATGGCTTTAAATATACGATGCCGATTGGAATCGAATTGAAACTTGGTGATGATTGGCTCAATATGAAGGAGGTTTATAAAACCAATGGCTGAAAACGGTAAAGATATAGACGCTTTAACAGTTCCCGTTAATTTTGACACTATAAGCGATGCGGAACTGATGAAGTTAACAGGACAAACGGATAATGGCGGGCAAGGTTCCGTCCTGTCACGGCTGTCCATTAATTATAACACTGAAGATGATAATGAGAACCCATTGCCTAGAGGGCATTTTACGATTCGAGTTGATGGGGACAGGGTATTTTCTAAAGAGGTGGTGTTCAGACCATTCATTAGATTATATGCTTACAGTTATTGGGACAATAGTGCGGAGGAATTTACATCAAGCGTGCAAATGCCATCACTAGGTGACCAATTTGCTGATACATCTGGAACTTACAAGTGTGGAAAATTATCTAGGGAAGACGTGCAAAAAATGGCGGATAACGACCCACAACGAGTTATACAAAGTTCCATTAAGTGTAATCAAGTTATTTATGGAATTGCAACAATGGCTGACGGCAAAAACGCCACAGGCGAAAGTGTTGACATTAAAGAAGTTCCTTGCGTGTTGTATGCTAAGGGGGTTAAC